ATCTCTATCAGCTCTTAATTCTCTAATTGGTAAACCTGTTCTTCTAGCCATTTGAACTAAAGCTAATTGGTAACCTGCTCTTTCTATTCCTATATAATCCAAATTATATTCATCATATTTCTTTTGTAATATTGGAATAATATCTGGAGCTTCAAGTCTTTGTCTAAATATTTCATAAACTAATATTTTATTATCTGGTGTTATTCCAATTATAGAAACAACCGTATAATCAGCAGTTTCTTTTGTTGATGTAGCTAAATCTACTGTTGCTATTTTTCTAATATCAGTCGATCTCAACCTTTGGTTTTCAAATAATGCATATTCATAATCTTCATAATTTCCATCTTTATTAAATTCTGTATATGTTTTAGTTTCAAAATGTTTAATCCATTCTTTTTTAAACATACCACCTGTTAATTCAACAAATTTAGCTTCATATTCTTGACTATATAAATAACTTCCTATTTCTTCTCTTGCTATTTCTAACTCATTTTCTGGTACATATGGATTTGTATAAGTCGGTAATTGCCACCTATCCCAATCTGGTAATGTTTCTGCTTTATGAAATAAATCTTCAAACCAATTAAAACCTTTTGGTGTGCTAATAAATAAAGCTCCACCTTGTCTTTCTGTTAATGTTGGTCTTATTACTTCAGCCCAAGTATTAGGTTTCATAAATGCACATTCGTCTAATACAACAAAATCTAAACCTGCACCTCTTAATCTATCTGGATTATCTGCCGATCGAATAGAAACCATTCCACCTGTTGGTGTAATAATAGTTTTTTCTGCTTCTTTAATAACTGTTCCATATTCAATACCTATATTTCTTAAATCTTTCCAACCCTCTAATGCCATAGCATATGTAGGTGCAACCCACCAAGCACGACCACCTTTCCAAGCTGTTTCTAAACATAACCAAACACCAAGCTTGGTTTTACCCCAACGCCTACCTGCTGATAATACTTTAAATCTTGCATTAGATTGTGCTACTTCTATTTGTCCGTCATGTAATTCTGGTAAATTAATGTTGTATTGTTTTTTAATTTGTGTGCTACTTATATCACTTTCCATTATTTTCCTATAGTTTGCTAACTTTAAACAAAATGAAATTTACTGCTATTACTAAAATTATCAATAAAAATACTTCTATATTCATTTTAGCCTCTCTTTCCAACAACCTTGACAAGCAATATCCTTTGGTTGTTCGGCTAACCTTATATTGCAAAAAATACAATTGCCTGAATTTGGTTTTGCTTTTAGATATCCTTTCCAATAATCTTTTGGATTTGAATTTTTATATTTATTTCTCTTTTTTATGTCGTGCATTTCGCTTATTTTCTGCAACCATATTGTCTATTATAGAGTTAAATTGTCGATCGAACATCATTGGAAGCAATTTATCTATATCTTTTGCTTTAAATCTATACCAATGTGTCATTCTTCTTCTAATATTGCTTCTTCACTATCTATAATATTTCGGTTTATTATTGTTCCGTCTGCCCAATTTAAATTAACTTCTACTGGTGCATTAGGGTCTGCTTGTAATGTAATTCTGTCTCTTTTACCGAATTTATCTGGATATTTTCTTTCTAACAACCAAGCGTCTGCTGTCCAATTTCCGTCTTGCGCAGCTTTTTCTATTCTTCCTATCCTACGCATTATGCCCTCTGCTTCAGCTTGGTTTATCTGTTCAAATAAGCTTTTAAATGGTTCTATTTCTTCTTCAGCACTTTTACGCCACCTACGATATGTTGAACTATTTATTCCTGCATATGCACATGCGTGTTCTATATAACTTCCTAATCTAATAGCTTGTAATAACCGATCAGTTAGCTCATCATCTAATTTATAAGGTTTTCTTATTTCACTCATTGTGTTCCATTTTATTATAGCTTTATTAAAAAAACATTGTATTTATTGGTAAATAAGCTATTGCAGGTTTGTTCCTACCAAAAATGGATTTACAAGCTTAATAAGTCTTAAGCCAAATATAAGAAAAGTCCAACTATTGCTATTGCTAGTTCTAGTCGGACTTCTCTTTGTTTTCTAGATACAGGGGGTATTTAGAAATATTTAAAAGAATTAATCTTAATTATAGAATAACTTTTAAATTCTTCTACATTTTTTGAATTTTCTAAACAAAATTTAGCTAATTTTTCGCCAAAATCATAAGACATTTTGGAACTATCAACAATAAATTCAATTTTTAATTCAATTTCTACTTTTTTTTCATCTTTAACTATTCTTAATTCACTCATTAAATAAATGTTGCCCTTTCACATATTTATCAGTTGGTAATGTATCTAATTTTTCTTTTAATTCAGATATTTCTTTATCTAACATATTTATTTTTTTGGTATAACAGTCATAACAATCATATATAAACAATGCGTGACCAACTGGACAATTTTTTTCCCACCTTTGTAATATAGGCATTAGTAAAGATAATTTTCTTTAAGCTTTAATTCAGACCATTTAATTGGTTCAAATGTTGTATCTCTTACAACCCCATTTTCTTCCAATTCTTGTAATGTCCAATAACCTAATTCTTTTTCAAATCCACATGCTAACCCAAAAAACATACCAGTTTCTTTTGAATATTCAAATGGATACCAATACCAAGTATTTAAAGGAACGAAAAATTTAGTAAAAATTAGTCGATCTCTTTGATTATCTGTTGTGCCTAATTCTGGTATTTTATCAGCTATGCTTTTCGGCATTAAGTTTGGCATTTATTCCCCCTACATCTATTAATGTAATTCTTTTACATTCATTAATATAATTTGTTTTATTTGTTAATATTTCTAACGCATTATCCATTGAAGAAGCTTTAATTGTTTTAAAAAAAGTAACTTCAAATTCATAATCTTTCATTATTCCTCCGTAATTTCTGGGTAACAAGTTTCGCAATAATGTTTGTCTTTTACTAATCCACCACCATTATGTGTATGTGAATAATTATCACATCTATTACAAATTAACCAACCCCCCATTATTCTTTATTTTCAGTAATTATTTTTTTATCTAATTTAGAAGCTTTACTTCCCAATCTATATTGCATATTTTCATTAGCATATTCGCTAATAATATCTGCAAATTGCTTAAATTGTTCTTCAGTAAATTCTAATGCTAAAAAGCCCCGTGCTTTTTCATCATTAATTTCTACTTTTATATATTTACGATCGGTTAAAACAGTTTTTCTTTTTTCTATTTCAACATCAACCGTATTTTCTCTAGCTAAATCAATATTTATTGATTGCCAGCTTCCATTATATTTTTGTCTAACTTGCATTGTTAAACCCCCTTATCTTTCTTTATTTTATTAACTTTATAAGACATTTCCCTATGGTCTAATGCCCATTCATAATAATAAGCAAAATGCTTTCGATCCACTTTGCAAATTGATTTGTCGCAATATATCTTTTCAATTGGATATCCATTTTGTTTGAAATACGCGACCTCTTTTCGTATCTTTGCTATTTGATACGAACATATTTCTGCGCCTTTTAACAATTTTTGTAATATTTGCCTTCTTTCACTATCGTCAAAGCGTGATACTTGAATTGGATTATGCCCCCATAAAACCATTACGCTAACCCCCTTTTTTCATACCATTGGTCACCATACATACGATAACCGCATTTACAACAAGTGCTCCAATCGTAATAAAAATGCAATGTATTTTCGTCTGGTTCACCAAACATATTGCATGAACTTAAAGTTTCACCTGCTTTCATACGACCAATAAAGTCCGTATAATCTTTTACTGGTTCTCTTTCTAACCATTTTTGGAAGCTCCAAACTGCTTGTGCAAACATAGCAGTCATAAATAGAACTCCAATTAATTCAATATTTACATTATCCATTAATTACCCCCTAACTTTTCTTTTTGCAATAAAAGTATATACTGTCCAATTCCATCTATTTTTTTTAAGATTAGACATATAATCCATAGCTAATTTTTCAGCCATAGATTTACCTTTATCGGTCATAATGTCAAAATAATATTTGTCATTTGAACCATTTACTTCATAATTATAAATATATCGCCATACATTTTTATTTTTAGTTTCTGGCATTTTATACCCCCAATAAGTCTTTAAAGACAGTTTCGTTAATTTCTTTAACATTAACTTTTGAGTTTTCAAATGCAACTCCGTCTTTTGTCATATATCTATATTGTGGAATTTCTTCATAACCGTCCGTATATTCTTCAATATCGATCGCATTATTCATTTCCAACAATTTTGCATATGCTGGTTTGCTGTTCAAATTAGCAACAAACTTTTCATATGTTTTATATGTCTTTGCAGAAGCATATAAATATTCATTATTATTTATATGTAATGCAATATTCCAAGTTTCATAATTAGACCAACCGTTATAATCATTCCACTTATATTTTGCAATTGCTCCAGAGTGACTATGTCCTAACATATCGCATTTTTCGGATACAATATCATAACCCCGTTTTCTGAGATCGCTTATCCTTTGTGCATATGTAGGCATATATTTTTTCTGGAAAGTTGTTCCACATACCCAACTTTCTGCATTTAATAAATTTAAAATGCGTTCAGTTTGTGGTATTTGTTTTGTTTCTTCCATTATTCCCCCTATACTTTTTCCAATAATGTTGGACTTACATCCCACATTTGAATTGGATTTTCTCTTTTTACTCGGATATTTTTAGGCATTATCTTTTCAATAATTGCTTCAAAATCGCCGTTTCTGCTACTTTTAACAATAACTTTGTCGCCAACTGCAAACTGGTTTTTTACTTCAGCATTGCGTTGCCTAACTTTGTCATTGTGTAAAACAATCATATAATCGGTTAATTCGGAACTATCTTCAATGCTAAGTCCGTCTAACATTAGTTTGATTGTTTTTTTTCTATCTATAATTTCATGGTTTGTTATTTCAACCATTCATTACCCCCTTATTTATTTTAATTTTATTGGGTCGTCCCAATAAAAATCTATTTGTTGTTCGTCGTGTTTAATTTTTGCTTTACATATTTTTGTATGTTGCAAAACTGTCTCTTTAGTAAACCCCAATATTTTTAAAGAAATTTGACAATAATTACATCTATCGCCACAATCTTTACAATAATTGTTATAAAATAAACTTGGTTTATTTTTTATTTGGTTTTCTTCTACTTCTTGATTACAAGAATTACATAAATATAACATTTAAACTACAACCCCCTCTCGAACGATATGTATATCTCGTCCTAATTTGTTATATTTTGCTCGACAATTTAAACAAGAAATATATTGTATTTCCGTTAAATAATCGATCGTATTTACAATTTTTGCACTTTTACAAAATTTGCAAGCTACGACTTTTTTGTGTTTTATTTTATATGACAATTTACCCCCTTATAAACTTCCTAAAATCAAATCAATTTCAGCAAGTGCTAATTTATCATTTTTTTCTTCACAATCAAAACAAATATCATCAGTAGATAAATTGTCAATTGTGTTGCATTCTTTGCATTTCATTTGTACCCCTTAAGTATCTAAACAAACAATATAATTATATCAAAAATACTTAAATAATATATTTAAATACAATAAAAAACAGCAAATTCAATTGCTAGCAATAGATATTGATAGTCCTTTATACTTGTTAAGCTTTGATATCCATTTTTGGTAAAACAAATCCTAGCTATAGTTTCGTGCTATATTCTGATGAATTCTAAAGATAATGCAGATAAAAAGTTTTCCAACATATCCCCGCTATCGATAATTGTAAATGCCAATACATCATCATTAATTACTACCGAACATTCAAAATGATTTATTTTATTCATATAAATTGCTACAAAAAATTCATTATGATAAATATGAATTCCGCCATTATGTTCGTCTGTTGGTAAAACTTCTTCGGTTTCTTTTAGAAATGCGAAAATATGCACTTTTTCTAAATAATGCTTGATACTTTCATAACCAAAGTTAAATTCTTCTATAAAATCCATACCAATATGCTAATCAGCAGAAGTGACTTTTTCATCTATATCTAAAATTTTACAAAACTGACATACATTACATTTACCGTCTAATGGAACCCATACATGGCCCTCTTCTTTACAATCTCTTTTTTTGAAAACTGATCGGTTTTTATCAGCCATTTCTCCTAATTTAGACCAATTATTTCGTAAAGCTTCATGAGTTAATACAACTTTATTCCATTCTTTTTTATAAATATTTATTCGATCGACAATATCATCTGGTGTTGCATTTGCTTCAAATAATTCTTTTACAGTTTTGTTTAAATTATTTTTTTCTGATTGTGTTGCAGGTTTATAACCTAAATGTTCTAACAAAGTCATTCTTATTTTATTTTTTTCTTTTTTTTCTAATTGCTTAATAGTATGACTATCGTTAATTGACTCTAGTTTGTAGTCTGAATTAGAACTAGGGTCTAGTTCATTATTGACCTGCCCCCCCAGTTCATTTTTAGTAGATATATATTTAACTGTATATAAATTGCTTGTTTGACCTTTATCATCTATAAATCTTGGTTCAATGGTTATTGCTCCAACATTTTCTAATTCTTTTAAAGCTCGTTTAACTGCACTAACAGATTTATTACATTTTTTGCCAATTGTCATATGACTTGGAAAACAACTTCCATTATCTTTGTCTGCAAATCTACATAATGCTGAATAAACTCTAATTGCACTATCAGAAACATTAGCTTCAATAAGCCATTCTGGTATAATGCTAAAATAAAATTCATTGATTATTTTCAATGTTAATCCTTTCAGATATACAAATAGCAGGCTATAAACCTGCTATTTGATTGTAATAACTACTTATATACAGATTTTTTGTCTGCTATTTCCTTAACAACATCATCAATATTATTGAGATCGACTTGCTTAGGTTTAGGATCGACTTCTTCTTTTTTATCTTGTGTTGATTTTGGTTTTTTTTCTAATTTAGGTTGTGGTGCTAAATAATCAACTAACCAAACATCACTTTCATATAATTCTATTCCAATACCTAATCTCATACCACATCTTTTAATTGCGTCTGATAAGCATTCTTTACCTCTTTCGCCATTTGTAAGTATTTTAATATTTTTTTCTGGATTAGGATTATAAAAAGGTTTGTCACACATACCTATTTCTTCAACTATTCTAAATTCATTATCAATAGTTCCAGAAATTTTATAAACAATACCAGTTAATATGCTTTTTTCTTCCCCTGTATTTGGATTAGTAAAATTGTCATATAACATTTCTTTAATTTCCATATTTACATCTGGTATTATTGCAATTAATCTTTGTGTTACTTGTGTATGTTCTACATAAGCTATACCCTCTTTTTTATATGAAACTGGTAATTTCTTTACGAATTTATCATTCCATTTTTTTGATAATGCAACTTGCATTTCTCTTATTGGTTTAACCATTTCTATTCCCCTTTTTTCTATTATCTATAATTCCATTTTCTTGATACCAAAGTATAAAATTAGTTCTATCCCAAATTGGTCCCTGCTGTAAAACATAATCTGGTTCTGGTAACTTATTATGGAATTTCCATTGTGCTACTTTTTTTCTATCCACATTTAAAAGAATTGCGATCTCTGATATTCCTATAGGAATAACTGGTAATAATTGTTCAGGCATTACTTCCTCTCTGCATAAAAGGTGGTTAGTGTGTTCTTACAGGGTACTGCAGTAACCACCTTAAATGCAACTTACATACGCATACTTTTCATATAAGTGTGAATATACTTAAATAACATATTTATATACTATTCATCTTTAACGACGAATTCATATCCAAAATTTTGTAAAACTTCATAACATATATTTTCTAAGTCATTTAATTCAAAGCTAATTATTCCATTAGTTGAACCGTCTGGCATAGCAATATGCACAAATGGTTTGCTACCACTTCCAATTGATAAATGCGCTATATCACTTTGTTGTTTGCCTTTATTAAAAGCATTTACTAATGGTTGTATCTGTTTTCCACTTTTTACTTCTACTCTAAAATTTACTGCCCAATTTTCTTCATGTCCATTTTGCGACATATATTTGCTATCTGGTATTTTTAAAGCTTTTTTCGCTAAATTTTGTTTTCTTCTACCTTTATTTTTATTTCTTCTACCAACACATTTAGGGCATTTACATTTATTCTTTTTTTCGCCTGTTCGATCGCAGTCGCCTATAAAGCTTTTACTATTATTTTTCTGACTTAAACTTCCATTTAAACCATTTTCTTGATTTTTTCGTCTTTTCCAATCGGAATAAGTTTCATCTTCTCTTATATCAAATTCTCTATTAGCCATTTATATTTCCTGTATATTCAAAGCTGTAAGTTGTAACTAAGTGTCTAAACCCACTTCCATATTTTATATTCTGTGTGCGACCAAAACTGTTTTTAAAAGCCATTTTTCTTTGCTTTTCGTTTTCATATTTAATAATTGTTCTATTTTCATTATGAATAGCATTTTTAAAATTTTTAGATATATCTTTTAATTTCCATAATGGGCTTTTAGATAAACTTGCATACATAGGTGCTGAACTAAATTTTCCATAAACATTATATCCTCGATCCACCATATCTTTTGCAGTAGCATTTAAAAATTTTATTCCTAATCCAAATCCGCAATAATCTGGGTGTATAACTAACCTGTTAAAGTGCATAGCATATTTTTTCTGTGCTGATTTAGTACTTCTTCTTCTTGGAACATAATTGTTATAACTTATAAATCCTATTTGCATATCACCATAAAACATTCCATAATGTTGATTTATACCACCAACTAATCGATCATTTAAATAGTGATATTTGCTAAAGTATTTCCAACTTTCCCCTGTGATTGGTTTAATTGTGAAATTAAGTTCTTCTGATTTTTTGAAGCTACTCCGAAGTCGCCTCCTATCTATGAACTTTTGCGTGTTGCAATCTATAATCCAGTCTGGATTTAACCATTCAATTATGTCATAATGACAAGCTATTAAAACAACTTGCTTATTTGTTTTTCTTGCGTGTTTAGATATACAATGCGACATAACTTTTGCTACCGTTCGATCGACAACACTTGTCCATTCGTCAATAATTGTTAAATTGTCATCATTAGCCATTTGTAATGCACATTCTGCTCTTGCTTTTTGTCCATTAGATAATGTATAAGCTGGTCTAATCCAACATGGAACAGAAGTTAAACCAACACCAGATAACATATTTGCAATTTCATCATATGAAAAATTATCACTAAATTGGTCTATTACTGCTTTATCATCTTGTAATAATTCTTTAAAAGCATTTTCCCCATAAATCTGTTTTCCTAATGTTGTTTTACCAGAACCACTAGCACCAACAATTAAACCAATATTAAATTCTGTTTCTATATCTGCTTCAATAACTAAATGATGTTCGCTTTTTTTTTCCATATCTATATCCAAGCTTTGTCCTGCTTTTATTCCTCTAAAGCTTTGAACAACAGGCGAACTTAAATGAACTTCATATTTTTTTAATTTAGTATTCGGCATTCATGTCCTCTTTCTGTTAATTCAACAAATAAATTTTCTTGTTCTTTTTCATTTTGTGCAACTACCACTACTAAATATTGTGCTTCGTAAGCTTCTGGATTAGTTTCTGCTGTATCTTTTGCTGTAGTTTCTAATTGGTTTAGTTCATCTATAAAATCATTTAAATTATATATTCCTATTCCGTCTGTCAAATTTACATCATTAGCTAATAATTCATTTACCATATCTGATAATTTTTCATTATTCCAATCCCCAACTTCTGTTAATTTATTATCTGCAATTATATAAGCCATAGCTTCATTTTCATTTAAAAATGCTCTTTCAATAGTAGGAACTAACCAATCATTATTATTTTCTTTTATTCCGTCTGGTGCTTGTTGTTCTCTAGCTTTCAAATATTTCAAAGCTTCTAACCTACCGTGTCCTGCAACTAATTTGCCTGTATTACTATCTACAATTAATGGATTTGTAAAACCAAATCGCTTAAAGGATCGAATAATTTCTTCTATATCGTGTTCTTTTGGATTATTTTCGTTAGGTTTTATTTGTTCTAATATCTGGTAATTTATACTGTGTTCCATAATTACAGTTTAGCAATTCATTAGGTAATTCTTCATCTAAATCATCTAAAATTATTTCGTCAAACCACATGACAATCCTTACAAGTCATTAAATAAACATTATCTACTAATGTGAAATATTCTTTATTTAAAACATATTTTTTACCCATAAATTTTTTAAAATATAATTTTTTATTACATAATCTGCAACAATTCCAACCAGTTAAAAGTTGTGCTATATCATTCATTTATTCTCCAACATTTTTTACTTGCATTCCAATGGTGCCAACCGTCATTATATGCCAACCAACTTGCTACTTTTGTAGTTACAACAATATCAAAGCGATCGGACGAAATTTTAAGCTTTTTAGACAACCAAGCCCAAGTTTTATCATTAAATTGCCATATACCTTTATCTTGCGTTCCATTTTTATTATTATTTATTGCATATTGTCTGCCTGTGCTTTCACAATAAATAATTCTTATAGCTTTTTCAAAATCATCTACTTTAAAATTATCTAAAACAACTTGGTGATAATCACTCATTAGCTCAACTATTTCTTGTCTATCTCGACAATTAATATATTGGCTTATCGTTTCTGTGGTGGGTGGTAGGTTTAGTACGCAACCCAACATTACTTCTAATAACATTAACTTTTATACTATATAGACATAGAGATGAAATACAGACCATAAATCCATTGTTCCAGACTTTTCCAGAACCGCAACCTATACAAATTGTGTTTTTAGCCATTTTTATATGCCCTGCTTAAGTTTAATCACATATTTAAATCTATTCAAGGTTTATTAAATATTCAGCAGTAACACCTAATCCGTCTTTTCCAAACAATAAATATTGACATGGTCTGCCCATACTTGCTAATTGTTCTTGCGCAAATGTATTATAACTTTCAGTCGATCCATTAATCCATAATCTTACATCATTTATATATTGTGTATTTGGCGTATGATAATGTCCTGCACAAGCATAATTGAAATCTTTCATCATACCTGCACTTGCTAAAGCTTTCCAACCTAATATTTTTCGTCCAAAACCATACCATGGAAACCCACCGAAACCTCTAACTTGGTCGCCGTGAAATAAGAAAAATTTTAGTCGATCTCCTAAATTTGCTACATCATACCAACTTCTTTCACCTTTATCGGCAGGAATACTAAATGATATTCTTTTTTCGTCTTGAAAAGACATTTCTACTATTTTATAAAGCATTCTATCTGCGTTACTTTCTGGATTGTAATTTCTACGACTTTTACCACCTAAAGCTCCGTGATTACCTATAACAAAATGACATTGAACTTCTTCAAATTCTGATAATAATTTATTTAAAAAACCAATCATTATTCTTGGTCCGTCAATTGTAACTTGTCTATATAAAGAACTATCTATTAAATGTTCTTGTCCTGGAAATATTAATTCACCCTCAACAATATCACCTAAAGCAAATACTGCTATTTTTTTCACTGGGTGCGCTTTTCTTTGTATTTTTGCTATGTCGCATATTTTATCTGCATATCTTAAAACTCGTTCTTCTGCTATTTCTGTATTATAAGTCGGTGTTACTTTTGCTAATTGAATATCACTAAATAATGCAATTGCTATTTCTTCTTTAGCTTTTCTTGTATCTTTTTTAGGTGCTCTGACTTTTGGTATTTCAATTAAATGTAAATTATTTTTAACTGCTTCATATACTGCATTTACTAAATCTTCTTTTTTATGTTTAGCTTTTTCTAATTGTTTTAAAAGTTGTCTATTTGTTTTTTTAAATTCTTGATTTTGGTCTTGAAGCTTTGAAAATTCTTCTATAGCAAAGCTATCAAAATCTTTTTTATTCTGTTTCTTTGACATATTCACCTATATAATCTGAAATTGTTTTATAGGCTACTTTCCAACCGCATATATCTTGTAACCAAGAAATTACTGCTTTTCTAGGATAGCCCTGTTCGACTTTTTCGATCGCAATATGAAACTGTTCTGTTCTTTCGGGTGTTTTTTCCCAGTAGCTTTTTTTAGTTTTTTCTAAAAGCTCTGGGTTATTTTTTAAATAATCTTCAAATTTTTGCATATATTGTGTTTCTAAACAAAATTTTAGCTTAATTATCGATAATTATGTGTATTTAAATATAAAATTTATGTATTTTGTCGTAGTTAGATTTTATAATGCAAGTAAGTAATTAAGAGAATAAATTATCCATAAATTGTAATTAGCTAGATTGTTTATAGAAAATAGGAATATTTTCCTTCTCCTATAAACCAGATTAACTTCTGTCCATAATCTAGCTTTTTACATTAAAACAGTAATTAAAGTAGCGATCGATATTCCCGCAATAATCCAACCATAAATTTCTTGTCTAGTTGGTCTAGTTGCTAAATCTTTTTGTATTTGGTCTAATTTGTCAAATAATTTATCAATATCTACCATTACTTTATTTATCATTTCCTTTTGTGTATATCCGTTATTTTCTGGCATTACAATACTCGCTTCCGTGTTTGCAATTACAAATCTGAACAAAGGAACCGTCATCTTTAGTTCTTACTAAACACATTAGTTTCCACCACAGCAACCGTTACCGCAACAGTCCATAATTACTCCTTATTTTCTAAAACCGATCGTTAATAACCAAATAATTAATGTTATCAAAGTAGCTAATGCAGTAATTTGTTGTGCTGAACCAGTAAGTGTTAATGTTGCAATAACTAAACCAACAAGTGTCCAAGCCAAATTTAATGTTTCTTTTATAGCTTCTTTTAACCAATTAATGAATTTATTTATCAATTCAATCTCCTCATAGCCATAGTAGCAACAGAAGCTATTCTGGCAAGAATAGTAGGAACAACTACCTCTTGTGCTTTTTCTCGTTGGTCATCTGTTAAATCGCTACCAATTTCACTTATATTTATTTTTGACAAATCTGTATCAATAATAGCAGTAATGCCTTCAGTTCTTAATTTTTCAAACTGTATTTCTACAACAACATCAGCAAATGTATATGGTTGTAAAGCTTCAGCTGAATTTTCTACTGCTCTTTCTACATATTCTTCAACAGCTTCAGCAATAACTTCATCATCTTTAGCATTATTTGCAATTACTTGTACATCATCTTTATTATCTACTTGTAAAACTTCTGCAACTATTTCAACTTGTTCTTCTGTTAATGTTTCTTCTTGTGCTATTTCTATAACTTCTTCAACAACTTTAGCTACCACTTCAATAACATCTTCGCTAACTTCTGTAAGATTTTCCAATCCTGCGTCATTAACTTGTTCAATGATTTCAACAGCTTCTTCTGTTTCCAATTCTTCAACATATTCATCTATAATTTTTTCAGTTTCTTCTTCTGTTAGTTCTTGGTCGATCTCAATAATTATTTCTTCAATTACTTGTTCAACTTCTTTAACTTCAACAGCAATTTCTTCTTCAGTAAGTTCTATATATTCTTCCTCAACATTTTCCTGTATTGGCTCAACCAGAACTTCCTCTGTATCTTTTTCAATTTCTTTATCATCATTTACTTCCTCATCTACTATGTTTTCATCAATAATATCTTCTTCATTATCTTCAATAATTATTTCTATATCTTCTGGTATTTCAATAATTTCAATTTCAATTTTTAATTCTTCTTCCAATTCTGCAATATCATTTTCAATTTGTTCTTCAATAGATACATCTTCATCTGGAAATTCCAAATCTGTCCCTTTATCATCATCTTTGTTTTCCACTTCAGGTACCATAACATCATTATCAGGAAGCTCCTTTTCGGTATCTTGTTCTTCATCTACAATTATTATAGTTTCTTCCTCTGGCTCTTTTTCTTCTTTAACTTCTTCTGGTATATCACAATCACCTCTTTCAATTTGTGCATTTGTCATATAACAACCATACAATTCCTCATTTTGTTTTCTTTCATTATCTCTTTCTACTGTTCCGTCTTTAACTTCATTTTCTGTATATTCAGAAGTAGAACCGTCATCATTTACTACAACATATAAAGTAGTAGTTGTTGTTGGCGGTGGCGGTGGCGGTGGTGGTGGTG